CTCGTAAAAGCAATCCAAGAACTCTCGGCAGAAGTCGAGCAATTAAAACAAAAAGCACATGATAAGTGCGACAATAACAAGGAGTAAAAAATGGCAGTAACAAAAAAGCTAACTAAATCTATTCCCCATGTGAAGTCAAGCAAGGCTGAAAAATGGGAATTAGAAATGACTTACGAGAACGACAGCGAAGGCGATGCGACTTATTACAAGTCTGTATTCAGTCACACAGCAATTGCAGCCGATGGTGATTTTACCAAAGCAGCAAAAGGTTCGTTTAATCTGGCAGCTTTGACCGCAATGTGTCCGACATCAGGTTGGGATGTAGTCTTTGCAAGTCAAGTGGATTCAGTGATTACGAATCCGCCTAGCGATCCAGTACCAGACGAAGCCTTTGCCGTACCTTCTAGTTAAACATGGCTGACAAAGAGGCAGTGCCTATAGAGGACACAGATATTAAAGTTAATATCTGGAATATGCCTTCGGTATTCGTATTGGAAACTCGTATGCCAGATGGCATGGTTGAGGACTTAAATTCATACTTAGACGATTTAAGAGAACAAGACGACAAAGAATCTTTGGCCAATTCATTGGTGGGCCAGATTGCTCATGGTGAGCAACTGAACATGGATCCAGAGCATGAAAAAGTTAGGCAGTATTCTAAATTTGTAACCAGTTTAGGAGCTGAGTACATCAATCATTTTATGAAAGAGACAGGCAGTAACCTTAAAAAGAATCGGCAAGTTGCGATAGACGAAACTTGGTCGGTACATAGCTATGCTGGCGACTACAACCCAATACACGATCACGGCACTAAAACGATTATGGGTCTATCGACAACTTCTTGGACTAAAGTACCGCAACAAATATTGGACCAACCCGCTGCCGGGAGTCCTTTATACAACAAATATGAATCATCCGGCGTATGTGATGGATATTTAGCTTTCAACTACGGCCGCAATGAAATTATGAACGTAGAACGATTAAGACCGCCACAAAGTTTTGAGGTACAGCCCGAAGTTGGAAAACTATATATTTTTCCATCCTGGCTTTCTCACATGGTTTATCCATTTAAGGGTGAGGGTGAAAGACGAACAGTGGCTTCCAATATGAATTGTTGGGAAGTAGAAGAAGCGGCATGAGTGATATAATAAATTTTTTATAAAGGAGACAAGTAATGGAAACTTTTGCAAATATGATCGCTTTAATAATGGCAATTATTAGTGTAAGTAGCATTATCGCTGCTGTGACCCCGACACCTAAAGACGATATATGGATTGGTAAGCTCTATAAGATTATTGATCTATGTGCTTTTAATTTTGGAAAGGCCAAACAAAAACCAGGAGATAAATAATGGCTTATGGATTATCAGACTGGTTCAAAATAAGATTTCTTGGTTATGAAGCCAAGAAAGTTAGAACGAGAAACGAAGACGGAACCTATGTGGGCGATGACAAATCGACCGATGATGTCAATGAGGCCTACAAAACAGTTGCCGTTAAAAAAAAGCAGAAATAATGGCGGATCTCGAGAAGGCAATGACAAGGATTGCAGCACACGAAAGAGAGTGCAGTTTACGCTATCAAAACATTGAAAGGCGACTTGAAGACGGATCCAAAAGATTCGATAAGCTAGAAAGCATGATTTGGGCTGTTTATCCATTTATTGTCGCAGTAGTAGGATTGGCTGCACTGTTATGAATCAACCCACTGGACAATTCCAAGGAGACATGGACCGCAATGAGGTGGAAATGGACCTTAATAAGTTTATGGACATGGTGCGAGAAATATCAGATCTAAAAGACAAAATCAGAGAGCTCGAAGATGTATCAAATGTTAATCCACATCAAAAATGGATTCATTTGGCCCAAGCAGTCGATTCTTGGAGAATTTTCCCTAGAGTTTTTCTTAGCGTGTATATTTTCTTACTTTATTATTCAACCATGTGGTTTATGGGCCTAGAAACACCAAGCCTAGAACAATCTGGGCTAATCTCGATTATTGTAGGAGCCGGGGCCGCTTGGTTTGGCCTCTATGCAGGAACCAGCGGATCTAGCAAGAGCTTTAAAGGCGAAGGCAACGACTAATGGAACAAGCCATTGGCTTGATTAGCGACCTAGGTTTACCAATCGCAAGTGGCCTCATCATGGGCTATTTTATATTTCTAATTATGCGACAGCTCATGGGCGGCCTTGTTGATGATATTAAAACGATACAAGGAATCACAAAAATGCTGATTACCCGGGCGTCCATAATGAACAACGACATCATTCGGATTGATACAATCGTGTCAAGTGCTTTGAACATGCCTCCAGATTTGGACCGAATTGCCAGAGCTGAAAACTTTGTAGAAGATGGAAAGATCGATGCCAGGAGAGATTAATGGATATTGTCGAGCTCGTTCAAAAGTTTGGTTTTCCAACAGTCATGGCCATGGGCCTAGGCTATTTTGTATTCTTTGTCTGGCAGACAATCACTAGAATTATTGATCCAGCTGTAGACGAGATGCGAGTCACAATCATAAGGCTCACAGACCAACTTCGACTGCTAGACCAAGATATGATACGCTTGAAAGAGAAGGTCGATACTGTTGTTCGCCTTAAAGAACAGGAAAAAAATGTTAAAGAAGATAATAAATAGTATATTTATTTTCGTGTTTTTGTTTTTACACGCGAATAATGTTTATTCAGATGAAATTGTGCATGAATTTAAAAGCCCAAGTTTTTCTGGCATTGGGAGCTCCTCACATTATTTAACGATTGATGAACAAGAAAAGACCAGGCGTGACGAAATTGCCCAAGAAGTAGAAGACGCTTTAAAAGAAGCAGAACGTGAAGCAGATAACACCACGCTCGCAAAATTTTTACGGAACCTAGAATCCAGAATTTACTCGCAGCTCTCCAGAGACATTGCAGAATCTTTGTTTGATTCTGAAAAAGGAGGCACAGGCGGAGAGTTTGAATTAGAAGGCAGCACTATAAGGTTTCTTAATGATGGAATTAATATAACGCTCATTGTTATTGATGAGAACGGGACAATAACTGAGATTATTATTCCAGTAGGGATATTTGGCGTATGTTCTGGAGAATGTGGTATTTAATTTTTTTGTTGCCAATCTTGCATGGCTGTGCGAGTTTTGCACCTATTGGCCATACAGGTTGTGCAAGTTTCTTAGAATGTGTTGAAGAAGCAAAAATTGTGCGGCCCACACACGAGAAACTGGTTAATTTGCCGCCACCCAATCAAAAAGCAGTTTTGGCCGTATATAAGTTTCAAGATTTAACTGGCCAGCGCAAGAGCTCACAGAAAATGGCTTTGTTTAGCACAGCAGTTACCCAGGGAGCTGACCATTATTTAATTGATTCTCTAAGAAGCGCGGGCAAAGGCAATTGGTTTGTAGTCGTTGAACGTAATAACTTAGACGCGCTTACCAAGGAACGCCAGCTCATTAAATCTACCAGGCAAACGTATGATGGTGAAAACGGCAACACTTTGAAACCGCTTTTATTTGCTGGCATTATAATTGAAGGTGCGATTATACAGTATGATACGAATATCGGTACTGGAGGAAACGGAGCTCGATACTTAGGAATTGGCTCAAATAACCAGTGGCGTAAAGATGAAATTACTGTTTCTTTACGAGCTGTTTTGGTGCAAACAGGCGAAGTCATTTTAAATACGATGGTTTCAAAAACAATATTAAGCGCTGGCGTAAGCAGAGATGTTTTTCGATTTATTGAAATGGGCACCGAGCTCGTAGAGGTCGAAACTGGCTATAGTGAAAATGAAGCCATGGGATATGCGACTAAGGTAGCAATCGAAGAATCCGTGTATAATCTAATTCAAATAGGTATTGACGAAGAATTGTGGGACTTTAGTTATGAAGAAAAAACTTAGTTTAATACTGTTGCTTGCTGCATCGACTGTTTTCGCAGGAAATAACGATATTTATATCACTCAGTCCGGAACCGGGCTGACTATGAACATTGACCAGATTGGTGGCACCAATAAGGTCGGTACGTCACAAACCAGAGCAACATTTACAGGAACATCCATGACTGTGGATATTGACCAAGTAGGAGACACCAACACATTGGCTGCTTCTGTGGCTCAAGGTAATAGCACCAGTTTTACAGCATCAACAACGGGTGATTCAAACACCACGACACTTGCCTTGGGTGCGAGTGGAGATGTAGCGAACACTGATTTCGATTATGCGGCCACAGGTGACTCAAATACAGTAACCTTTACACAAGGGGCGGCAGCAACCGCAACCGCTGGTAATCAAGACATTGTAATCGCAGGCACATCAAATGACTTGAACGCGACTTGTGAGGTGGTTGGTTGTATCAATAATTGGGATGTTGATGGCGACTCCAATGATATTGATACGACTCAAACAGGAAACTCTGACCATTCAATCACAGCAGATATAACAGGAAGCACCAACAATATTGACATAGATCAAACAAACAGCACTGGTTCAGTATCAGATGTTGTGGTGATAACATCGACGACAAGCAATGCAACGATAGACATAGATCAGTGCACAAGTGGCTGCTAATCACAGTATTTCTGGCCTTCAATGTTTACTCGCAAGTAGGCGAGATCTCGGAGCTTAGAGGTAATGGAGAAGTTTTACGAGCAGATCAGACAGATAAATTACTCGCAAGAACTTCTTTGGATATTCTTAGTTACGATGATGTGCGCACTGGCAACGGCAGGCTTGGCATTACGTTTCTTGACTCTTCTGTTATTCGCCTCACTGAGCACTCTAAAATTATTATTGATGAATACATCTACGATGCTAACCCATCTAAAAGCAAAATGGCGCTCAAGATGGCAAGCGGAACAGCCCGTTTTATTACTGGCGCCCTGGGAAGAATAGACAAAGAAAACATTTCCATTGAAACGCCGTCGGCTTCAATTTTTATTAGAGGCACTGATTTCACAACCACAGTCGATGAGTTGGGACGATCGCTAATTATATTATTACCTAACCCAGATGGCAGCTCATCTGGATCCATTAGCGTAGAAACAATGGCTGGGACCGAAGTTTTAAATCAACCCTTCCAGGCAACGATGGTCAGTGTTGCAGAAAGCTCACCGACAAAAGCAGTTACTTTAGCCAACATGTCTTTGAATTTTATCGATAATTTATTGATTGTGAACCCTCCGAATGAGGTTGAGCAGGCTGTAGAAGATCAAAGCAGCTCATCCAGTAATGTTCTGGACGCTGATTTTTTGGAAGAAAACGACCTGGACGACGACAGTGACTTATCAAAAGACGAGCTGCAAGAGGAAATAACTAGGCTTGATATCGATTTACTGGCCGTCGATTTTTTACAAGATTTGCTTGAAATCATTGAAGATTTGGGCAAAAAAGAACAAGATGCTGGAGAGCTAGATGGCGTAAGAATTGAAGGAATTGTCCCTGGCTTCGATTCAGATGCACAAGTATATACCTTTGTGGAAGGTGAAATATTTGCCTTGGTAAGACAAGTGGAAAATACGATTGATTTAGAGTTAGATAAATCTAGCGGATATAATATACAGATACTTTCTGCGGGCAAACAGATAAACATAACCACCAATGGAGGCGGAGAAAATGAAATTATTATCAATCAGTCTGATTAGTTTCTTATCTTTTGTTGCCTATGCTGGCGACAACAATGTTGAGATCAGAACCAAAGGCAGCTCCTCGCTAATACATATTGACCAGATTGGCACCAGTAATACTGCAAGAGTTTGGTGCGGCTTATCAGAAGGCACATACGCAACACACAGTTGCAGCAATGCCACGATTGATATTGACCAGGAAGGAACAAGCAATACGGCCAGAGCTTACAGTCAAGTAGCAAACCACACAGGAAATGAATACAAGATTGACCAAGATGGCAATGACAACTTTGGTTATATTGACGCAGACGATGATAGTAATGACATGGATGTTGTTCAAAACGGCAATAATAATGATGCAGAAATCTATATGCAGGGCGATAACAACGTATATGCAATTACACAAACGGGTGATGATAAAGAAGGCGAGATCAGAGCTTTTGGCGATGATTCCAATTTTTCTATCACGCAATCTGGAACGGGAGAGCATTACGCCAAGATATATGCAAGCACGTCAGCCGATAACAACGATGCCACAATTACACAAACTGGCAGTGGCGATCATTACATGAAGTTAAATTTCTACACTGATGATTACGATGTCACCGCAACACAATCGGGATCAACCAACAAATCAATCACAGTCAACTACAACTGTACCAATAACTGCAATAAAACACTGACGATTAATCAAGGTGATTAGAGCCATACAACTGTTTTTTTTGCTCATTTTACTAGGAGCTCCTTTAGTCCAACAATGGACCCCATTAGAAATACTAAAACTCAAAACATTTGATACATTGGTCCCAGGACAGAAACCCTCTGGATATTTCTCAATACTAAACATTACGGAAGACGATGTGGAAAAAGAGGGCGGCTATCCGTTGCCGAGAAAGAGACTAGCTGAGATTCAAAATGAATTGTTGGATCGTGGAGCATTAGGCGTTGGTTGGGTAATCTCTTTCCCACAAAAAGATCGATTTGGCGGTGATTTAGATTTTGCCAAGAGCTTGGCATCCGCACCAAGCGTTCTGGCCACATTTGAAAATGATAACGGCGAATACCCAATGACGACTGGAACAGTTATCCTGGGCCAAGATCATGGTGGCTTTAAAGCAAAAGGCGTAGTACAAAATATACCCGTTTTAAGAGAAGCGGCATACCAAGGTATTGCGGTAGCGCCAACAGAGTTGGACCAACTGGTAAGGCGTATGCCATTGTTACTCAGAACACCAGACGGCTGGGTGAGCGCATACGGAACCGAAGTCTTAAAAGTCCTTGCTGGAGCTGATACTTATGTAATTAAAACATCTGATGCCGGGATTCAAGAGATTCGCGTCAAAGGATTGCCTCCAGTTAAAACAGACACTCTGGGAAGAAAATGGATCAGTTGGGTTGATACACCACAATTCTCAATGGCAGATATTAAACAAACTGAATTGATTAAGAATCGCTTTATTTTCGTTGGCGTTACAGCCAAAGGCATCATGCCACAAGTGGCTACACCAGCTGGCCTGTTGGAGCCGCATAAGATACAAGCAGCGCTTTCTGAGTCAATATTGATCGAAAACAGTCCAATTATCCCAGATTACGCACTGTTGGCAGAAATATCATTGTTTTTGCTCTCAGTAGCACTTATTTGGGCTGTATTGAATGTATTTGGCATTACCCTTGGTCTAGTATCTTATGGCCTTATAAACGCTCTAATCGGTTATTTTGGCTTTCAAACCATCCAAAAAGGGCTTTTAATTGATGTTACCTGGACGCTAATTGCTGGTTTTATTGTAGGTTTTGTCGCTTTTTACTTAAATTTCAGAAAACAATTTAAACTTAGACAACAGATCAAAAAACAATTTGAGCATTATTTGGATCCTAGACAAGTTAAGCAGCTCCAAAAAAACCCCGAGCTGCTGACATTAGGTGGAGAAACTAGAAATTGCACCTATCTTTTTACAGATCTTCGTGGTTTCACAGCTCTCAGTGAAAAATTATCCCCGGAAGAAGTCACAGATATTATGAACAAGACGCTGACTGTCCAAGTAGAGTGCATACAAAAACACGGCGGATTAATCGATAAATTCATTGGAGATGCTTGCATGGCCATATTTGGAGCTCCGCTCGATATGGACGATCATCATAATAAAGCAGTCCAAGCGGCCATCGATATACAGAAAGGAATTACTGAGCTCAATAAAACGCTTTCTAATCCAGTAGCCATAGGTGTGGGCGTAAATTCTGGCCCCGCAGTGGTAGGAAATATGGGCAGCTCAACTCGGTTCGATTATTCGTGTATTGGAGATGCTGTAAACACCGCTGCAAGACTAGAATCTGCAACAAAAGACGTAGGTGTAGATATATTGATTGGTGAGAACACTGCAAAGAATTGCAAACTTGTATTAAAATCACTAGAATCGATTAAAGTAAAAGGTAAAAAGGATGAGCTGCCAATATGGACAGTATAAAAAAAGCTGTTAAAAAGTTTTTTACTTGGATTATAAATTTATTAAGACCAAGGTACGAAGTTACAGTGTCCTGGAACAAAGAGTATGGCGATGCCGATGATAGAATTTACATATCGAAAAGAGTCATGGTTCAAAAAGATAGGCACTTAAAATTTATAGATGAGGATAATAAATTGATTGAATACAGAAGCGCTGGCGGCCTCAACTACATAATCAAAAGATTATAATGCAACAGTTACTTATAGGAATTATATTGGTATTGGGTGCCCTCTCTTATTGGCTATATAACGAAAACATTGTTTTACAAGCCAATAATAAAAGCCTGGAGGGAGCTGTTGCAATCCAAGAAGAGACAATCAAAACCTTGGAGAATGATTTTCAACTCCAAACACAACAGCTCCAAGACATGACAGTTAAAAGTCAAGCGGCAATGAGAGAGCTCAACAGATACACTCAGTTTATTCAGAATTATAAATTAACAGCTAAAATACTTGCAGATCCGGTAGAAATGCAGAGGAAAATAAATAATGGCACAAAACATATCATGGAAGACATCGAAAAACTCAGCAGCACTGTTGATGATCTCGATGATGGCTTGCAGTTGCAGTCTAATTCCAACTAAAGAAATACAGGTTACATCTAAACCAATAGACAGAACGATTGTCCAGCCTGTAATGCCTAGAGAAATAGATCTCAAGGAAGTCAGATGGCTGACCATTACGCCAGAAAATTACACAGAACAATTCAAAATTATTGAAGAACAAGAAGGTGAGCTCGTATTTTTAGCAATGACAGTACCGGATTACGAAGTGATGGCCTACAACATGCAAGAGCTCAAACGATACATTACTGAGCTCAAAGATGTCGTAGTCTATTATAGAAATGTTACAACCAAAGAAGGAGAAACAAATGAGTAATGCACCAGACGCTTTTGTATATAACGCCATACTAGATCGCATAATAGACGGAGACACTTTGGATTGCGTTTTAGACCTAGGCTTTGATGTCAGACTGCACAAACAAAGAATACGCCTAGCCGGGATCGATACCCCGGAGAGCCGCATCAACACAAAGAGATATCCAGACAGAGCACAAGAAAAGGTCTTAGGATTAAAAGCAAAAGAACGATTAAAGGAGTTATGTAGTGGTAAGTTCAAAGTTAAATCGCTTGGCAAAGGTAAATACGGACGTATCTTGGGTATTCCGTACAGTGAAGATGGCCGGGATATCTGCGCTATTCTTATTTCTGAACAGTTGGCCGTTGAATATTGGGGCGGTAAAAAAGTCGCAAAGATTAGATCGGACGGAACATGGGGAGTATGAAATGAAAATATCAGAAGAAGGAAAGGCGCTCATCAAAAAGTTTGAGGGGTGTGAGCTAACCGCATATCAAGATG